ATGACAGTTTTGCTACCGCCCGTAATTTTGATTAGCGATGCTAACGATCTACTTCCACCACTTATTAAAGTTAACGGCGAAGTATTTAAGGTGGAAGCATAATGGCATTTCCAGGTACATATAATTTTAATTATTACAAAGGCGATACAAACGAATTTGTAATTAATCCAAAGACTTCTAATGGTGGAGCATTTGATCTTACTGGTTATTCCGCCGAATATTTTATTGCAACAAGCCGTGGAGATAATCCAACTTACTCTGTTGAAGCACAGGCAGTTGTTAACACAACTAACGATACAGTTACATGCACGATTTTGCCAGGTGTTGGTGGAACACTAGATGCTGGTACATATGTTTACGACGTTCAAATTGCAAATGGATCATCACTTGTATTCACCTTGCTTACTGGCACAATAACAGTTACTGAGCAGGTTACAGGTGCTCTGTAATGGTTGATGTACTTTTAAATACGCAAGATCTTACAGTTTTTGGTCCACCAGATACAATCGAACTACAACTTGATATTGGCGCACAAGGAACTCGTGGAAATAAATTCTTTGTAGGCGCTGGCGATCCTAATGCTCAGACTTCTGGAGGGGTATTGGGAGGACAAACTCTCATACTTAATGACTTATATCTAAATGCCTCACCTGGAAATTCCTATGGGTATATATTTCAATATGTAGCAGAACCAGGTGGAAATACATGGGTAGAAGTACTTGATATTAATCCAACTATCTATTCTATTAATTATGCTACTACGTTTGAAGATGGAGATGCACAGATAGTAATTCCTATTGAGGATATTATTACTATTTCAGGTACCCCGCTTACTGCAGCAAATTTTAATGTTAAATATAGTATTGCTTATACAAATCCAATAGCATCGTCTATGGAGATTCCAGCCATTGCTGGAAGTGATTTAATTATTAACCTACATGCCGTAGAGTATGACTCCTCCAGTTGGCTTCCATTGGGAGATACTGGAACTTACACTAGCGGAGTGGAAGTTACAACCCATTTACAAATAACTATAGTTTCATAACTATGGTATAATTTTGGAGAGGTGACCTAAATGGCAGCAGAATCAATTGGTGATTTAATACCCACCGCAATTCCAGGTTATGCAGACGCAGCCGATATACAGGCTGCTCTACGTGTTTATCACTATGGATCTTACGCATATAATCCAGCAAACACTTCCCCTGGCTCACTTGTCAGCCCTTCAATGGCAAAGACAATTTATGATATTCAACAGGATATTGTTGATTTAGAAAATCGTCCATCATCTGGTGGAGATGTTGCTAATACCGCTCCAGTTCCAGGAGACTTTACACCATCAGGAATTCCAAATGGATATATTTGGGTAGATCAAGATGGAACAATTGGTGGCGCACCAATTTCTGCTACTGCTGTGTTTACAGCAAGTGCACCAACTTCAAATCTTTCAACAGGCGTTATCTGGGTAGATCAAGATCCAGCATCAATTTCAGATAATCCTTTTATTGCTACCGCCCTTCTTTCTGCAAAAGGAGATTTAATTGTTGCTTCAGCAGATGATACTGCAACTGTTTTAAATGTTGCAGCAACTAACGGATATGTATTAAATGTTAGTTCATCAACAACTTCAGGATTAGCCTGGGTAGACTCGGCAGCAAGTACACAAACTTTAACAAATAAATCAATTTCACTTGGTTCAAATACTTTGACAGGTACAATTGCACAATTTAATACTGCTGTAACAGATGCAGATTTTGCAACTTTGGCAGGTAGCGAAACACTAACCAACAAAACAATTAATGGCTCTAACAATACAATTACAAATATTGCAATTACATCTGCAGTATCTGGATTAGGTACAAATGTTGCTACATTCTTGGCTACCCCATCTTCTGCAAATCTTGCATCTGCTTTAACTGATGAAACTGGCTCAGGTGCAGTGGTATTCGGAACATCACCAACTATTACAACTGCAGTATTAAATCAGCCAATAATGGTTGCTCCAGAAGAACGTGTAAATGTTGTAGCATCTGCAGCAACTGGAACGGTAGCGCTAGATGCTCTCACTGCAGGAACAATGCTTTATACATCAAATGCTACAGGTAACTGGACACTAAATGTTCGGGGTAGCGCATCAACATCCCTTAACTCAATTCTTGCAACCAATGATTCAATTACAGTAGTATTTTTAAATACAAATGGATCAACAGCATATTATCCAACTGCTTTCCAGGTTGATGGTAATGCAGTAACTCCAAAGTGGCAGGGTGGTACCGCACCATCATCTGGTAATGCATCAAGCATTGATGCTTATGTTTATAATATTATTAAAACAGCATCTGCTACATTTACAGTTCTAGCATCTCAAACTAAGTTTGCTTAGGAAAAATATATAATGCCAATTATAAATTTATTAGCGGGTGCAAAATCTTATGGTTTTGGTCTTTCAGCAGGTTTTACTGCGTCTCCATCTTTTAGTGGAAGTGCAACTGTTTTTACTCAAGGATCTACAAGTTGGCCACAGGGTGCTGTTATAGGTGCTCTTGGGTCAAATGTAATTGCCGTAGGTGGAAATGGTAATATATATAAATATTTAGAAAATAATGCTTGGAAAGATGCTCCAGTTGCAAACCCAAACTCTTTAGGTCCAACAACAATAACTGGAGATAGCACAGTTAATATATGGGTTGGTGGATGGAACGGATCATCTGGTATAAATAATACATACAGAACTACATCCATCGGTACAGCATGGACTGCTGGGGCAAATTATCCAATAAATATAGTAGCAAGTGGTGGAGGTTTTGGTGGTTCTGCAAGTACAAGCAGCGTAAAATATATAGTTGTTGGTGGTTATATCACTGGAGATCCCCCAATAAATTCTGTTTATTCAACAAATAGTACTGTTTCTTCATGGACAACAGAAACAACTTATCCAATTATTTTAAGAAGTAATTATGCTTGCTGGTGGGCTGGTACAAATAGAGTACATCAAATAGGTGGATATGGTGTTGGCTATCGTGCAGAACATTATTCATATAATGGAACAACTTGGACTCAAGAAACACAATGTCCAGCACCAAATGGAGATAATGGAGTTGCTGGAGTAAGCGCTTCATTATTATTAAATTTTAATAGCACAAAAGATATGGGGCAGATAAATACCTCTCCTCCAATACAAGATGTAAAGTTATATAAATTTAATGGAAGTACATGGAGTCAATCGACAAAACAATTAAGTCAAACATTGGGACCGCACGACTCATTTAATAGAGTTATTCCAGTAGGAGATTATATTTTTGCTGGAACAACATTTAGTACAAGTTTTAAATATGAATATATACAAAAGAGTCAATTTTCATAGGAGGAAAAAATGGCTAAATATACAGTACGAGTAACACAAGAAGAAGCAGGACATTATGCTGCTTGGATTGATCAGGATGGAAAAATTTGCATCAAGCAAGAAAACGTACCTGGTTTAGAATCTAAATTTTCTACTGCGGAAGAGGCTCAGGCTTGGGCTGATGCACATGCAGTAGAATTAGAGGCAATGTATAATGCTGGGCTTGCTGCACAGGCACAGCAGGAGGCTCTTCTTTTACAGGCACAGCAAGACTCTCAAAAATTAACAGAGATTCATGCTATGCTTACTCAACTCACTGGTGGACCAAATAATCCAGCATAGTTGATAAAAATAGCACGGTATAAATAAAACAATATCTGCTATAATAAACCATAAGGAGTAAAAATGGCAACTATTAATACTACAGATCCAAAACCAGGGTATGTATATGATTCTGATACTGATACATGGTATCCTCTTTTAGGTTTAGCAACACAATCATTAGATGGTCTTACAGATGTTGTTATCACTACCCCGACTTCTGGACAAATTCTTGCTTATAACGGCACACAATGGATTAATCAAACAGAAACTGGTGATGTTACTGCTGTAACTTCTGGTACTGGTATTTCTATAACAAATTCAACAGGTCCAATTCCTTCAGTTGCCGTAGATACGGCGGTAGTTGCAACAACAAACAACACTCTTACTCTTTCTGGTAAAACAATTGCACTAGGTTCAAACACTGTTAGTGGAACAATTGCAGATTTTAATACTGCTTTGACAGATGGAGATTTTGCAACTATTGCTGGTATTGAAACATTAACAAGTAAAACTTTAACAACACCAACTATTAATGGTGGTACTGCAGCAAATGGTATTTTAATTGGTCCAGAAGAAAGATGGAATATTGTTGCCTCTGCTGCAACAGGAACAGTTAATATTGATGCGCTAACATCTGCTGTTTGGTACTATACTTCAGACGCTACTGCAAACCATACACTTAATTTCCGTGGTAGTTCAACAACATCAATGAATACACTTTTAACAACTGGTGATGCAATTACAATTTTATGGTTAAACACAAATGGTGCAACAGCATATTATCCAAATGTTTATCAGGTAGATGGAACAACTTCTGGTGTTACAGTAAACTGGTCTGGAGGTACTGCTCCTTCATCAGGAAATGCATCTTCATTAGATGTATATTCATTTACAATTGTAAAAACAGCAAATGCTACCTTTAGAGTGCTTGCTGCTGGGGCGGTTAAATACGCATGAGTCCTACATTTTCTCCTGTATCTTTAGGCGGTATTGGTAAAGCCTCAATATCTGGAACAACAGGATCACCTACAATAGATACAAGTTCAAGACCTGGAAAAACTATTTATGGATTTACTGGATCTGGAACAATGACTGTTGATAAAGAAGGATATGTTGAATTATTTATTCTTGGAGGTGGCGGTGCTGGTGGATCATATACAAACTTTGGATCCGTTGCATCTGGTGGTGGTGGCGGTGGTGCTATTTCTCATAGTGAATATTTTTTAAAGGCTGGAACCTATACTGTTACAGTTGGAGCAGGTGGATCAGTGGTAGGTCAAGGTGGACCTGGAAGACCTGGTTTTGCATCTGGTTTAGTGCTTAGTGGACAAACAATATTAGGAGCACTAGGTGGTGGTGGTGGAATTACTGATGCATTTCAGCAAAGAAATGGAACGGCTGGAGGGTGCGGAGGTGGTGCAGCAATTGGTTCATTTACTGGAACTTATTTTGGAGGAGATGGACAGTTAGGACAGGGATATGCTGGAGGCACTACAAATGGACAAAATAATGGTGGTAGTGCAACTGGCGGAGGCGGTGCAGGGGCAAGTCCTGCTCTAACTAATGGCGGTCCTGGTAATGGTGGTAATGGAATTACTGTAAATATTAATGGAAGTGCTGTTACATATGGCGGTGGTGGCGGAGGCGGTAGTAACAATATTGGGGCTGGCACTGGAGGAACGGGTGGTGGTGGAGATGCAATGCCTGGTAGTCGAAAAACCAATGCAAATACTGGTGGTGGAGGCGGAGGAACTACTGGTTCAAGTCTTTCAAATGGTGGCTCTGGAATAGTGATAGTGGTGACTGGATAATGGCACATTTTGCAAAATTAGATGAAAACAATATTGTTCGTGATATTGTTGTTGTTCATAATAATGTTTTATTAGATGAAAATGGTATAGAACAAGAAGAAATTGGAATTGCATTTTGCAAATCATTATATGGTGAAAATACAAACTGGAAACAAACTTCATATAATAATAATTTTCGTGGAACATTCGCTGGAATGGGATATAAATATGATTCTTTAAAAGATATGTTTATTCCAGAACAACCTTTCCCTTCTTGGGTTTTTAATGAAGAAACATGTAAGTGGGAAGCACCAGTTTCAAGGCCAGATAATGAAAGTGACTGTATGTGGAATGAAGAAACATTGTCTTGGATTTTGCTTTAACTCCATTCTTAGTGTATAATTAAAACAAACGGGGGTAGTTAAAAATGCAAATAATTAAATTTACAGATACTATTGGGGTACCAGAAGAATATAAACCAGTACCCGCTTCAAAAATAATTCCAGATTGGTATAAGAACTTAGAGTCTTATATTGGTGGAGAAAAAAGACCTGATGGAAATGCATCTACTACGGCAACAGCAAAACGCTGTATGCCTATTTTTGATGCCATAACTGGAGGGTATATAATTTCAACCCATACAGATTTATTTGTATCACAAAGACCAGATGAAAATGGTAAAATGTTTCCCCATTATGAATGGGCAAATTTTGGTGCTTTAGGATTTCATCCAAAACATCAATTACCAGATCATCCAGATGGAGCAGGGCATGAATTTAGTTATCCTAAATGGACAAACGCTTGGGCTATAACAACACCTCCTGGATATTCAACATTATTTATTTCCCCTCTTCATAGAGAAACACCTATTATTGTTCTTCCTGGAGTAGTAGATACAGATACTTATAATGCTCCTGTTAACTTCCCCTTCGTTTTGCGGGATCCAAAAATGGACGGTCTAATTCCAGCGGGTACACCAATAATGCAAGTTATTCCATTTAAGCGAGAAGAATGGCAAATGGAAATTGGCGGGGCAGAAGAATTTAAGCAACAAATGGCGGTAACTACAAAATTACGATCATTATTCTTTGACTCATATAAAAGGCAATATAGACAACCTAAAGAATATCGTTAGATTATGGTATAATTTTGGTTAGAGGAGATAGCAGAAATCCCTGCTATAATGTAAACTATGGCATCATTTGATAACTCTGGCAAACCCGCTTATATGTACGATGAGGTAGGAGATACCTGGTACGCATTCGGAGCCAAGATTGACACAGCCTCAGCATATGAATGGACAAATACACAAACATATCTTAACGATGTTACATTTGACGATGCTGTAATTTTTAAAGACGGCTTTAATAACTTTTTAAATCCTGCTGCTCGTGATGCAGCAATTACTTCACCAGTACAAGGAACAATTGTTTTCCTTCGTCAAGACGCTGGTGGAAATACAATTAACCAAATTCAATATTATAGTGGATCTGCTTGGACTGCTAATGATGGAGATATTTCTCAAATTACCGCTGGCACAGGCCTAAGCGGAGGCGGTACAGCAGGAAATGTAACTGTTTCTGTAGACACAGCAGTAGTAGCAACTACAAACAATACTTTAACAATGACTGGTAAAACACTTAGCGGTGCAACACTTACTGGATCATTAACAGCAGCAAGTACATCAGGAACAAGCGGTCAATACCTACAGTCCACAGGTACTGGCGTTCAATGGTCAACGGTAGATACGTCGTCAATTGAAATAAATGCTATAATGGGCGTATACTAGCGAAAGGTACAGTAACTAATGGCTGTAACATCGAAACTACTATTTAGAGGTGCTGCTTCAACAGGAAGCACAACTCTTTATACACAACCAAATACATCTACAACTACAGTTGTTACAAATATTGCTATTTGCAATACCTCAGCATCTTCTGGAACATTTACTTTAAATATTGATGGGGTAGCAGTTCAATCAGGAGCATCTATTGCAGCAAATACAACTGCATATATTGATTTAAAACAAGTTATTCCAGCAAGTAATCCAGCAAAAACAATTACTGGTCTTGCTTCTGCATCAACCATTAATTTTCACATCTCTGGTGTAGAAATTTCATAAGGAGAATAAAATGGGAATAGCAACATATCCTGCATCATCTGGAGGCGGTATAAAATCTGTTCAACGTGGACAGGCTGTTAGTGCAGGAAGCATAACTATTACTGCTGTAGATGTTTCAAAAAGTTTTGTGAGATCTTTTAGCGAAGGAGCCGCTGGTACAGTTGCAGCAAGTGGTCAAGTTGCAGCATTTTCTATTTCAAATCCAGCAACAAATATTTCAAATCCAGCGGCAAATATTTCAAATCCATCTGCAAATTTGGCAGGAAATCAAACAGAACTTTTTGCTAGATCATTTTCTGCAGGTACTCAGGGATATGCTACTAATGCAGAGCCACAAAATGCTCAATACAGATTTACTATGAATGGAAGCATTGGATCTTCTACTTCAACTCTGTCTGGAACTACTGCATCACTGTCAAGTCATACATCTAATGCTGCAGCCGCAAATCTTTCTGGAGGATCTACCAACTTAACATCAGCCAGTTATGGTGTATATTTATCTAATTCAACAACATTGGTGGCAACTGGGCCATGTCGATGGGAAGTTGTGGAGTTTAATTAATGAATACGTGGGTACAATTAAAAGACGGAATTGCTTTTGCATCTGTACAAAGTGTAGGATTCATAGAAAATGCAATTTTACTTGACGATAATTTTTCTTGGGATCAAATAAAAGGGAAAAAATATGAAAATGGACAATGGGTAGAGCCACAGTTAATTAGATTTGTTGAAATACTAGAAGATGGAATTATTTTAAAAATTAATTCAACAGTATTTTCTTCAGATGCATCAGAATATATTATTGATGAATCAGTCAAAGTTGGTTGGATTTTACAAAATGATGGATCTTTTGTGGCGCCAGAAGCACCACTTGTGCTTACCTCTGTTCCAGTTTCTGAGCCTGCACAAATAGTTCCAGGTCCAGAAGAATTAGCAGCACAAAATGAATTACCAGTACCGCAAGAAGAGTCAGCACAAAATACACAAGAGTAAAATCATAAAAAAATAACCCCCAGACCTCGAAGCCTGGGGGTATTTTTATGCCCTAAAATTATTAATTAGGGAATTTATCTAGCCATTTATAATGAGCACCTTTATTGTAAGATGACCATGAACTCCAGTCAATACCGCCCTTTGTCATGTGATAGACAATTTCAGCGTTTTTGACAGGGCTAAATAACTCAGCATTCAGATCCAGTTCAAACTTATCTCGTCTGTCTGGACCAAGTGTGCCAAGCATATTAATCTGAAAGATTCCAAATGAGGAGTCTCCAGTCTTGGTGTTTCCATTAAAAGCAAATGGACGACCATTGGATTCAGCCTTAGCAACTGCCCAAGCAGTCTTTAGACCTTTTCCTTTGAACCCTACCGCCTTAAGTAATTCAACCAACTGGCTGTCAGTTAAACTTGTCGCATTTTGATACTTAGTAAGTATTTTTTTATTTTTATCCTCAGAAAGCAGAAAAGCCACCTCTGGGGTGGCAAGAGCGACTCCGCTTTGTTTAGATAAATTATTTTTAGTAGCATGTGACGGTATAGCACCCAAAATGGATACTAACAGAAACGTACTACCAATTACCCCTACCAGCATTTTATTGTTTGTCAAGTTTTTCCTCCTAAAATGCATATAGCACCATAACAGTGCTATAGCACTAGTATAACACAAAACTACTCATCAGTACAAGTCCTTTAATGCTATAATATAATAACTATGGCATCTGGCTCAACTCCTATTTATGATTTACCTTATCCAGTATTATCTGATCCTGTAGCAGTATCATCAGATATACAATCATTAGCAGAACAAATAGAATTAGTTTTGCCAACTATTGGTTTACCTACCCACACTTTTGAGGTATCAAATAATAGTGGAGAAAATATTCAAAAAGGTGATCCACTTTATATTTCAGGATATGACTCAGTAGAAAATAAACCAGAAGTTTCTAGATGTGATGCAGATGATGTAAATACTTTTCCAGTTGTTGGATTAGCACAAACTGCAATTGCAGATGGATCAAGCGGAGTAGCAGTTATATCTGGTGTATTTACTGATATTAATACTTCTGCTTTTACATCAAATACAATTTTATATGTTGACTCTGGCGGAGGATTAACAGATGTTCAGCCTTCTTCAGGTTCTGGAGCAGTTGGAGTTGTTGCATATGTAAATGTAACAGGAACTATAATTGTTGGAGCGACAAAAGGCAACGGTACTTGGGGATCAATGAAAGCAGGATTATCATAATGGCAACTTATAGAAATCAATCGCCAATTGCTATTGGCTCTGAGCCACCACAATCTGTTTGGACAATTGTTAGAGGAGATACAGCCTCATTTAAAATGTATGTTCAAGATGATGCTGGAAGCCCACTAGTTATTGATGACTGGGCTATTACGATGGACTTCTATCGTCCATCAACTACTAGCGTAGTCTTGACAGTAACACCAGCAGCAGACGAAGATGACGGTCCAGGAGAATTTACAGTCTATTTAGAATATGACGAAACAGAACTTCTTGAAACGGCAGACGAGTTTGATATTCAAATGGCAGCAACAGGAAATATTATTGTCTGGACAGTTTTGCAGGGTACTGTAAAAATGATTGAGGATATTACAGACTAATGGCTACATCAACTGTCATACCTACTGACAGTAAGAGAGTCATTGAGGTAATTCAAACTTGCAGGTCCAGAAAAGCAACAGTTATTTCTGATCTACCGTTTCATATTAGAATAACAAATATTACAGTTCCTAGTTATACCCCGCAAAATGTACCTCCAATTGGACTTGCTATCATCGGTGTTAATAACTACATTTTATGATATAATCACAATATGGCCATTCTACCCATTAATCAATTAAAAGCAAAGTTTGAAACAGGTGACAGACCTACTGGCCAAGACTATTCAGATCTTATTGATACTACTTCATATCGTGCAGACTCTCTTGGTGGAGATGGAAACAACTCAGTAACAATCAACGGTATAGAATCAGCGACGGTATTTGACACAATAGACACATCTACCTGGAGAACTATTAAATACCTTATCCAATTAT